TCTGCTTTTTTTGAACGCAATAAAAATTTATCGCTTGATGTTGATTGCGACGTTCTTTTCAAAGAATTTTTGCAAGATGCAATATTTAATTATCCAAACGATATTTCTATTTCTGAATTTTGCTCAAGCTATGACATTAAATCATTGCTAAAAAATAATGTTAGCCGTTTCTATTATGGTCAAGATTATGAAGAAGAGTACGACATCGATAACATAGTTGATACCATAAAGGATATGATAATTGATGATGTATATAAAGAAATAACTGATTTGCTTGTTGCGCTTGTGCGATACAAGTCAACCGACTTTGATATAATTTCAGATGATATTGCGATTTACACTTATGAAATTGAAAGCATTGTCAAATCATGCATTACTCCTGATGGCGATGATGATTATTACAGGGAAAACTCTCACGATAGTGCAAATGCTTACCGTGCAGAAATTTCAATTATTTTTGATAGGCATTAGCCCTTAATATTTGAATTACAATATGACAAATTAGGGTTGGCATTCTGTCAAAAGCAGATTGCTAAAATGCTGTATGTAATTTAAGAATTGCATCAGCCAATTTCAAATGTTTCGCAATGCGCTTGTGTTGCCGTCTTGCCCTTAGAGCAACTTTCGGAGCAATTTCAATTTCGTCCTGCACATTCAGAGGAACGGATATAAGGAGACTGCAAAAATAACCGTATTTCGGTAATAAGCGAGTTTATTGCATAAAAAAACTGTCTATTATTAAACTTAGACAGTTTTCATGTTGTTCGTGTATATATTATATTTCAATTTGTACAACATCATTGTTTTATTTTTTATCACCCATCCTTCCTATAATGCCAGATTTTGAGGAGTTTTGCATTAGATTCATTTTTTGCTTTGTAGCAAATGAATCTAAAAAAACAGATGAGAATTCATTTCGATTACTATTAATGTAATGCACAACATCTTCATCATTATACAGGCGTTCAAGGAACTTTTCAAAACTAACAAGCTCTTTTGCAACTTGAGCTTGCTTATTAAATGTTCTTAACAGCTTAAAGATTAGATCACGGCTTTTCTCGTAGCTTATGAGATTGCTTAAAACAATTAATGCATCATTCCAAAAATTATTTTCAACAAGCCAATCTATGCTTTTAACCAAGAAATTGTAATTTTCATCTTTATAGTCATCGTAAAAATTTATACATAGAGTCTTGACTTGCTCACAAATCGTTGTGGTAGCAATGCCCATTTTTACATTCCATGAGCTAGCTGGATAGTCGTTTTTTGGAATCTACATATCGACTGTTGCGAAAAAAGAATCGCTATCCGCAGTCCACTCAGTTCGACCAAATGTTTGTAGAAAACGGGCAGATTTTCGGCACAATCGACCGTATGGTGGATTTAATTTTCAACAGATATATCCGTCGCCAGGGGCATCTTGAGCCGTTTTTTGCAGAGCAGAACCATAGGAAAAACCCCACACGCTTAAAAACCCAGTAAATATGCGGGTTTGCGGGCAGTAAAAAATTCAAAATTTTTAGTCATAAAGAGCATACACGCGAAATAGATATACTATATGCAACCGTATATTTTGCCGAAATGTAGCAAATTTGCCCTTTATGGTCTGGAAAAAGTCACCAAGTTTTGAACTCCAAAACAAAACTTGTGTACATAATTGGAATCCTCACCAGTAATAGTAAAAGCCTTGTTGTCAATAAAATGTTTTGACAGGAGGCTTTTTCTCATGGAAACAGCAATTTATGGCAGGGTTTCATCCGAAGAACAGGCAATGGAGGGTTATTCAATCCGTGGGCAAGTGGAAAAGTTACAATCATATGTTAGTGCTAAAAGTTGGTCTATCTATGATGTGTATTTAGATGAGGGTATCAGCGGCAAGAACATTACGGAACGTCCGGCAATTAAGCGCATGATAGAGGATATTAAAGCCGGACACGTTAAAAATGTTTTGGTATTCAAACTTGACCGTCTTACTCGTTCCGTTGCGGATTTGGTTTATCTCATTGACTTATTCAAACAATACGGTTGCGCGTTCAACAGTCTAACGGAAAGTATAGATACTTCAACAGCTTCCGGGCGTATGTTCATTAAAATAATCGGCATATTTGCAGAATTTGAACGCGAAAACATTGGGGAGCGTGTGAGGTTAGGCAAGGAACGCAAAGCGCGAGAGGGATATACAACCGGGGCGCATTTTAATAATTACGGTTATGACCGCGCTATTGGTGAGAGAATACAGACGATAAACGAAACAGAAGCGGCGATTGTGCGGCGGGTTTATGATATGTATGTCAATCAAAATTACTCACTCACCGGGATAGCCACAACGTTAAATAAGGAAAAGATACCCACCAAGCATGGTTATTTTTGGAACACTGGGAAAATAATCAGCCTAATAAGTAACCCCAACTATATGGGGTATGTTAGATACGGCATGGAAAAACCTGACCAATATTTTGAAGCGAAAGGAAAACACGAAGCTATTATAAGTGAAGAAGTTTTCCGCGAAGCACAGGCAATTATGGCAAGGAATAAACTTGTAACCCCGACAAAAAAGCCAAACGAAGAAAATTATTTAGTAGGCTTTTTATTTTGCGGGTTATGTGGGCGTAAATTAAAGTCAAACATGGACTACCGGAAAAATAACAAGGTGTACCATACCTATGTATGTTATGCGCGGGTTAATCGAGCCTGTGAAGCTAAACGAATGACAGCCGGGAACGCAGAAAAGGCAATGATTGAATACATTGCAAACCTACCCAAAGACGAAAACGCCGCCGCAAAAATTGAGCAAGCAAAACAAGAAGCGGCGGCGCGGATTGAAGAACTAAAAGCGAAATTAAACAACTTAGAAGCAAAAGAAAAGGAAATGTTAGATTCTTACATTGAAGATAATGCCACACTTGCAGAATATCGCGGCGTTAAAACACAGCTTGACGGCGAAAAGGCGAAAATACTTACAGAGATTGAAGCACTAACCCCAAGCCAAACAATAAGTTATGAAGAACCAAAGACACGCGAGGAAATCATAACCGCATTTAACGAGGGTTGGGGCAATTTTACCAACATAGAAAAGCGGCAATTTCTTATGAAGCACATACGCAAAATTACTCTTTTGAACCAACCTATAAAGGGTAGTAATTATGGCACGGTTGAAATATTAGATATTGAATTTAACACAAATTAAAGGGGGCAATTATGCTAACATTTGAATTGTTTACATCCGACAAATGCGGCGAACCGTCAAACAAATTTTACAAACACAAACGGATAATAAACAATACAGATGATTTGAAAGCCGCCGTTACATTCGACCATGTAGCGGCGGCATATAAGAAAAACGAACGCAAAAACGAGAATTATATACAATCAAATTGCGTTATGTTCGACGTAGACAACACGGACAGCGACACGCCGGGGGAGTGGATAACAACCGATATATTACGCGCCGATTTTCCCGGCATTTGCTTTTTTACGGTTACTTCCCGAAATCACATGAAAGAAAAAGACGGCAAAGCACCAAGACCGAAATACCATGTATATTTTCCGATTGAAACCATAACAAGTGGCGCGGAATATACCGCATTAAAAAAACGCACTAAGGAACTTTTTACATATTTTGATAAATACGCCGCAGATACAGCGCGTTTCTTTTTCGGTAATGAAAACGCCGAGGTATTGTATTTTGAGGGTGATTCTTTTTTGGCGGGGTATATTGAAAGCCTAGCAAATGTGGAAATTCCACAGACGATAGAAGAACCCGCACCGCCAACCGATGAAGAAGCAACAGCACCAACACCACAGCCGGAAGCACCAACAGCACCCATCCACGCCGCGCCAACCGCACCGGGGCAAATTCCGGCGGGGGAACGGAACGCAACAATGGCAAAATTTGCCTTCACAATGTTAAAAAAATACGGTGACGGCGAAAAATCCCGGCGCGAATTTGCGGAATACTCTAAAAAATGCAATCCACCGCTTGAAGTAAAAGAACTGCAAACCATATGGGAACGCGCCGTTCAAGCCTACTTACAAAAAATAGCGGGTAGAGAGGGTTACATACCACCGAAAGAATACGCACAATGGGGCGAAATACAGCCGATTGAAATTATACACCCGCCGCTATTTCCTTTTGCGGCGTTCCCGCCTGCATTAGCGGCATTTATACAAAGCACATCAGAATACACCCAAACCGCGCCGGAAATGGCGGGGGTTTTAGTTTTGGGAGCGTTGGGGGCAGTATTTCAACAAAAGTATATTGTGGAATCCATAAATAAAAACATGGAGCAACTTTCTATATACGCCGTGGCAGTAAGCCCACCCGCCGAACGCAAAAGCGAAGTTATACGGCATATTGTAAAACCGTTTCACAAATACCAAACCGTTTACAATTCCGATAACAAAGAGGAAATTTCACGCAGTAAAGTAAAAGTAAAAGATTTGCGAGCGGCAATACACCGCGCCGAAAACAAATTAGACGGTACAGACGAAAAACGAGAAATAATGAACGCCGCACAAATTGCATATGACAATTACGAGCAAAAACACCCGCTAACCCTTATTGCAGATGATACAACATCCGAAGCGTTAATATCTCTATTGGTAGAAAATGGCGAACGCATTTTTATTGCCAGTGGTGAGGGGGGCGTATTTTCCAACATGAAAGGGCGTTACAAGCAAGCCGGGGATGATATAGAAATCTACTTAAAAGGGCATAGCGGCGATTATATAAGCGTACACCGCAAAAGCCGCGAACCCGAAATATTAAATACCCCGGCTATATCGTTAGCAATATGCGTACAGCCGTACATTGTAGAAAATGTTGTTGTTGACGAAGAAAACACAGGGAAAGGTTTAACCGGGCGAATAGTGTTTGCATATCCCGCCGCCAGAGCCGGAACGCGCAAGCCAATAAGCGACACACCGCCGGACGGAATAGGCGAAAAATACAGAAAAGTTATTTATTACGCATTGAAAAAAACCGTTGCAATGACAGAATCAAAAACACTCACATTATCGCCGGAAGCGAAAGCATACGCAGTTGAATATTTCCATATACCCGAAAAACGCATAGAGGACGGCATGGAACGCGCCAAGTCATGGAACGGTAAAGCGTTCGGATTATCAATAAGAATAGCGGCGTTATTTCATGCGTTCCAATGTTGCGAGGACGGCAAAGAACCCGCCGAATTTCCAATAAGCGCGGAACATATGAAAGCCGCCGCCGAGGTTGCGGAGTGTTTAGCAATACACGCGCAAAAGGTTTTTGCAGGTGATGACCAAAAAAGCAATGACGCGCTTTATTTGTTGGGGCGTATAAAGCGATACGGACAAAAGCAAATTACAAAGAGTAAAATGTGGTACGGCGTTAAACAGAAATTCAAAAATACAGAATCACTAAACCATGTTTTACTGTTTTTAGAAGAACGAGCATATATAAAAGTTGAAACTGTACCCACAAGGGGCAGACCCGCCGAAACAATAAAAGTAAACCCGGCGTTTTTCCTTGAAGCGAACCAAAATACATAAGAATTGCAAACAGCAAAAATCACGTTTTGAGAATTAGCGCGTTTTCGGTACATTTGGGGTACACTCCAAAGCATAAAACCGGGAACGCGCTAATATATTTTATAGAGGAATAGCGGAAATACAGGGTTTTGTAAAATCATTACGGCAAAACTTAAACGGCGATATATCCCATTTATCCCATTATACAAAAATGAAGCAAACGAGGGCAAAGCGGATATATATATTAGGAAGAAACTCACCCGAAATGCACCGCATTTGATAAAAATTGTATTTTGGAATTTTCACAAAGCAAGCAAATAGAATACAAAGTTATAAAAAATCAAATGTACCAAAATATGCAACAATCACAAAACAGAAAAGACACCGTTTGCAATTTTGCGGAAACGATACAGGCATAAACGCCGTAAACACTCATATAATGGCTAATAGACAAGTAACATAAAAGCCCGTAAAAGCGGGCATTTGCAGTACAAAAGACAAGAACAAAAGCACCGCATACATACCCATTTTACACAAAAATGATATATGGGATAAATGGGATGTATTTCAGTAAGATTTGAGGGGGTGAATATTTGAACTTCATTAAAAAGCTATTCAAGCCCAAAGAAACCGCGCCGGAAATGCGGGTAAACATTCCGATAAATAGCGGCTTTTCACCATTTAGCGGCGCGGCATATGATAACGCTATTTTCCGGGGAGCGGTTGACACCATAGCCAAACACGCCGCAAAGCTGAAACCGTACACCACGCCAACAATACAGCGGCTTGACAGGGTTTTGCAGATAGAACCTAACCCATATATAAGCGCGTATGATTTACTTTACAAAGCCGCAACCGCTTATTTTTGCGACAATAACGCCTTTATTCTCATACACCGGGATAATAACGAGAATGTAACCGCGCTTTACAATCTAACCCCGGCAAGCGTGGAATTTTTGCAAAATGAGGAAAACGGCGGCGTATTGTATTGTAAATTTACATTCAAAGACGGCGCGAATGTAATAATTCCGTACAGCGATATTATACATTTACGGCGGCATTTTGCAAAAAATGAACTTTTGGGAACGGATAACGCCGCATTATTCCCGGCATTGGAAACAGCACACGCACAAACAGAGGGCATAAAAGCAATCATACAAAACGGCGTAACAATCCGGGGCGTTTTGCAATTCACAAGCATTTTGAATGATGACAAACTGAAAGAAGCAAAGGAAAGATATGTAAAAGAATATCTACAAATGAATAACAGCGGCGGCGTTATCGCTATTGATAACAGAATAGAGTACACACCCATAACCACAAGCGGCGTACCAACAATAGACCCGGCGCAACTAACAGCGGTACAAAGTCAAATATACTCATATTTGAACATATCCGCAAAAATGGTAAGCGGGGAATATTCCGAGGATGATTTTGCCGCATTTTACGAGAGCATAATAGAACCGTTTGCGCTTCAAATGAGCCTTGAATACACACGCAAGATATTTACACCGCGAGAGCGGGCATTTGGGCGAGAGGTTATTTTTGGCGGGGAGCGGTTAGAATTTGCAAGCGCGAAAACGCGCATATCTATGTTAAAAGAGTTATTACCCTATGGACTTCTAACCATAAACGAAAGCCGCAAAATACTATCATTGCCGGAATTGCCGGACGGTGATAAACGCTTGCAAAGTTTGAATTTTGTAAACGCCGCAAAAGCGGATGAATACCAAGAAATAGACGAAAACAGCGGAAATGATTAAAAGGAAGCGAGGGAAAAACCATGCAAACGCGCATTTGTGAAGTGAGGGCAACGGAAACACCGCTAATTATTGAGGGTTTAGCAATCCCTTATGATGTACCCGCCGAAATACACGGTTATACCGAAATTGTGAGGGCGGGGGCGTTGGACGGCGTAAATTTAGATGATATTTTGCTATGTTGTAACCATAATATGGCAGATGTTCCCTTGGCAAGAAGTCCCAAAACTATGCAGCTATCAATAAGCGGCGCGGGTTTAGAATTTAAGGCAACTTTACCCGATACAGAGCAAGGGCGGGAAGTTTATACAGCCGTCAAACGTGGCGATTTAACAAAAATGTCTTTTGCGTTTTCCGTAGCAGAAAACGGCGAAACATTCGAGAATAACACACGCACCATAACCAAAATAGAGCGGATATTTGAAATAAGCCCGGTAAACTTCCCGGCGTACAATGATACGGCGGTTTTTGCACGAAATAAAAATAATAAAGGGGATAACACTATGCAGAATTTTAACCCGGTAACAGGCGCGGCGGCGGCGTTCGAGGGTGGCGCGGATATGTCAAAAGCAGAATACAAAAGCGCGTTTTTCAAGTCTATGTTAGGGCAACAGCTAACAGCCGGGGAAACCCGCGCATATAACGCCGCAAAAGCAGAAAAACGAGCGGATGTTTTTAACACTCTTACAAATTCGGCGGCGGTTGTGCCGGATGAAACATTAAACGAAATCATATCAAAAGCGCGTACTATTGGCGGGTTATTTTCTGAAATCCGTATGTTTACAATTCCGTCAAATGTAACCGTTCCCATAGGAACACCCACCGGGGCGGCGTTGTGGCATATAGAGGGTACACCAGTTGACCGGGAAAAGGCAAATGTACACCCGGTTAGCTTTTCCGGGTATGAATTACTTAAAATCTTTTCGTTATCGGTTGCGGCTAAACGTATGAGCGTTGCGGCGTTCGAGCGGTACATAACCGAGGAATTGACCGAAAGCATACGTGCCGCATTAAACGAAGCAATATTAAACGGTACAGGAACAGGACAGCCGACCGGGTTATTATCCGGCATTACATGGGATAGCACCAACAGCATAGATGTATCTACATTTAGCGGGGATGATGTACTAACTCTTATGTCTATGTTGGCGCGTGGGTACGGAAACGGCGCGAAATTCGCAATGTCAAGCCATACACTTTTTAACCGGGTACACAAAGCCAAAAACGGCAACGGTGATTATATTTTTACGCAAGATAACCAAAATGACAATATTGTACGTTTGTTTGGCTATCCCATTGTAATTGATGATTTTATGCCGGATGATACAATTTTGTTTGGTAACTTCAAATATTACGGTGTAAATATCCCGGAGGGTATAGCGGTAGAAGTATCACGCGAAAGCGGATTTACAAGCGGTTTAATTGATTATAGGGCAATGGCGGTTGCGGATGGGAAGCCCCTTGTAAATGAAGCATTTACAAAGCTAACCATTACAGCAACCCCGACACCATGAGCGGCGGCATATTCACCATAGACGAAGCGCGGGATATTTTACGCATAGACGGTACAGACAACGACCCGCAAATAATTGCACTTGTCGAAGCAATCCCGGCATATTTAGAGATAACAGCCGGGTACGAAGCCGATACAGAAACCGGGGCATTTTCACCGCTTGCAAAGACGGCGGCGCGGTTTATTCTGCAATTATGGTATTTTGGTGAAAGTAGCGATACCGACAAATTAAACAGGGTAATTGATAATCTGTTAAAAGCGTTATCGTATGAATAAATTTTACAATAGCCAAAAATGGCGGCGGGTATCTAAAACATTCTTAAAGTCAAAATATTATATTTGTGAGCGTTGCGGCGGCGTTGGTGAGGTTGCACACCATAAAATATATCTTGACCGTTGGAATGTGCATAACCCGGAAATAGCGTACAGCATGGACAATTTAGAGTGTTTATGTTTAGCGTGTCATAATGCGGAACATGGGAACGCAGGCGCGGCAACGGCGGCGGGGATAGGGTTTGACCGCGAGGGGAATGTTATCAAACTATAACAGCGCGAGTAAATATAATTCGTGTCGAATTATATCCCCCCTATTCCCGCCAAAAAAGAACAAAGAACAACACCGGGCAGGGGGTTTACTTTTCCTCTCCCTGAATTTTCTAAACTTTTATAAGAGATAGGAGCGGGATAGCATGAGAAAGACCAAAGACCAGATAAGGCTTGAGCATTTACTAACACTTATTCCCGAAGATAAACAAACAGCCGGGGAATTTATCATAGACGAGATTTTATTTCTTAAAAAACCTTTACGAGATAGCAAAAAGAAACTGGAAACAGGCAGTAATACCGATAATGCAGATGTACGCAATTATGATACCCTCTGTAAGCGTTATTCTGCCCTTATAAAGCAATTAACCGACTTACTGCCCAAGAAGCCACCGCAAGACGAAATAGACGGTTTAACGGCGTTTATACAGGGTTCTAATAAGTCATAGGGGGTAACGGTTGCATGAGTTATATAGCTGAATATAATGCGCTTATTCAAGCCGGGGATATTCCGGCTTGTAAGCGTTTACAGCGGGTGTATGATACACTCACTAATAAAATAAATACCCAAAAATGCTTTTTAGACCCCGGAAAAAGCCAAAGAGCCGTAGACTTTATAGAGCGGTTTTGTAAGCACTCAAAAGGCGAATGGGCGGGGCAATCCGTACAGTTAGAACTATTCCAAAAGGCGGCAATAGAAGCGATATTTGGTATAATTGACCCGGTAACAGGATTAAGGCAACATAGGGAATGTTTCTTTTTGGTGGGAAGAAAAAACGGTAAAAGTACACTTTTGGCGGGTATTGCGTTGTATATGATGTTAGCAGATAACGAGGGCGGCGCGGAAATATACAGCACAGCCACAAAATACGCGCAAGCAAGGTTAATTTTTGATGAAGTACACAACATGGTTAAACAATCTCCACAGTTAAGAAAGCACGTTAAAAAGCGTAAAATGGACTTATTCCATGAAGCAAGTTTTTCAAAGATACAGCCCCTTGCGCGGAACAGTGATACATTGGACGGTTTGAACGCGCATTTAGTTATCATGGACGAATTACACGGCGTAAGGGATAGAAATTTGTATGAGGTAATGAAGCAATCACAGGCGGCAAGGCGGCAACCCTTATTGATTATGATAACCACCGCCGGAACGGTTAGAGAGTGCATATTTGATGATATATACAAATATGCGTGTGATATTGCAGACGGTATCATAATTGATAATAGCTTTTTGCCTATCATTTACGAATTAGACAGCCGGGAAGAATGGAGCGACCCGGCGGCATGGATGAAAGCTAACCCGGCGTTGGGGAGCATAAAGCGGGTAGATGATATACAATTCAAAGTGGAACGCGCAAAGAATAACCCCGCCGATTTAACCGGGATTTTAACGAAAGATTTTAACATTCAAGAAACAGCAAAAACAGCATGGTTAAGTTATGATGATATAAACAACACAGAAACATTTGATATAAACGACTTCCGGGGAACGTATGCCATAGGCGGCGCGGATTTGAGCATTACAACAGATTTAACTTGCGCTACCTTGCTACTTATGAAACCCGGTGAGGATAAGAAGTACATAGCACAAATGTACTGGTTGCCGTCTGATAATCTTTACGACCGGGTAAAGATAGATAAAATCCCATACGACCAATGGCACAGCCGGGGGTTATTACGATTGTGCGAGGGTAATTGTATCAATTATTCAGATGTTACGGCATGGTTTATTGATATGGTTAAGGTTGTAGGGGTAAACATAGCATGGGTTTATTATGACAGCTACAGCGCGAAATATTGGGTACAGGAAATGGAATCCGAGGGGTTTAGAATGGAGCGTTGCATACAAGGTGCAAAAACTCTCTCATTGCCTATGCAGATGTTAGGGGTAGACTTGCAAGGAAAACGAGTAAATTACAATAATAACCCGGTTTTGAAATGGTGCTTGACGAATACAGGCACACAAACAGACCGAAACGGAAATATTGTACCAGTAAAAAACCAGTCACCAAAACAGCGCATAGACGGTACAGCCAGTTTATTAAATGCCTATGTTGGACTGTATGAGCATTACGCAGAATACACGGCGGCATTATGATTGTATTTCTTTTTTTGGCGGGAAAGGGCGGGAAGTATGCGGAACTTGAAAGATAAAAAGATAGTGCTATGCAGAAAAACAACGGTAAAGGATAGCGCGGGTTTTGCAAGCGAGATTTACACGGCAATACATCCGGGTAAGTTGTGGGCGTATGTACGCCAATTATCGGCGGGGGAGTTTTACAGCGCGAAAGCCGTACAGCAGAAAGAGGAAATGCTTTTTACCATAAACTGGCGCAACGATATAAACGCCGCCAATACCTTTATCGAATACCGGGGCGTTTTGTACGATATAACGAGAATAGACACGTTCGAGGGGTACAAAGAGGATTTGAAAATATACGCCGCCGCGCTTGCGGGAGCGGCGGCGGTTAAGGAATGGCAGGAATGGCAGGGGTGAACGCCTTGCCATTTTTTTCTTGCCATATGGGACAGGTTATGCTATCATCCTCTTGCGTTGAGAATAGAGGCTATTCACAGCATTAAAGAAGGTAACTGTATTAAGAAATAAAAATTTTTTCCATAAATTTCAAATAAAAGAGGGAGGACTAAAAATGTCGAAGATATATAAAGGCAATGGAAGTGGTAGCGATACTTGCGTTGGTCAAATAATGAGTAGCAAAGTTTACAAAGGCAATGGAAGTGGTAGCGATACTTGTGTTGGTCAAATAATGGGTGAAAAAATTTACAAAGGTAACGGAAGCGGTAGCGATACTTGTGTTGGTCAAGTATTGGGTGAAAAAATTTACAAAGGTAACGGAAGCGGTAGCGATACTTGCGTTGGTCAAGTATTGGGTGAAAAAGTTTACAAAGGTAACGGAAGCGGTAGTGATACTTGCGTTGGTCAAGTATTGGGAGGTTCATCATTGTATGGGGGAGCCGCTTTATTGTTATTACTATCTTAATTGTAGATTCAATAAAATTATTAAAATTTAGTGCAACGAGGAACATTAGCGGTACATGGTTGCCGCACAAAGTACACAATTACCATTGAACAGCGGCGTAAAATCCAGTAAAATAAGGACAAAGACGGCGAGAGCCTATCCTTAAAACTGGAAATTACTGCCGTTTTTTCTATGTTTCATTGAGTACTGCGACGGGCGGCAGTCCACCTGTCCGGGGCTGTGGCAGTGGGGAACGGTTACGCTTGCGAATCAGGGGCTTAATGCGTTGCAAATTTTGCGGCATTACTATCCCAACGATGTGCAAATTGTGGAAACGGATAACATCGGCGGGGTAACGGAATCGTTCCCGGGATTTGATTTGCGGCCGGGAATGAGCGGCCCTGCCGTGCGCACGATGCAAATGTGGCTTAACAGAATACGTGTGAATTTCCCTGCCATTCCGCCGATTGCGGAAATATCAAAAATGGTATCTATGTAAATTTAGCTTGTCCAATATGGGTTATGTCGGTTTAGTTGCCTGTAATTGCGTAGTTATATACCACTTCTACTACTTCGTTACGCATATCAATGTAAATTTTGTCAATCACCTTCTTCATCATTTCGTTTGTCCAATCGTTAATGTCGGTTTTTAACAGGGTATCAATAAATTTTATTGTTTCCCCTTCATTGTCAACATTTTCGTTTAGCCAGTTTTGTTCAATTAGAGCAATTTCCCTTTGTTCCGTTAAAAGTTGAAATTTTTTGGCAATGGAATCATTTTGTGCCTTGTATTGCTCCTTACCTATTATACACTCTGTAAACAATTCAAGCAAGGAATTTCCAAGCCGTGTTTGTTCCTCTATCTGTTTATCAAGCGTTGCAAGGCTTAGTGTAGCACGTTCCCGCATTTTATCCGCACTGTTTTGGTTGTAGTAATCCCTGACAACCTTAAAATCATTTTCCGCTAACATATCCAAAGAGGATTTTACATTAAGCGTTAATTTACTTTGCGGGATAGCGTTTCGCCTGTGTCCGCAATCTTGCTTACCCCTCATTTCGTAAGAACGGCAGGTATAACACCTTTCTGTTTTCATATGCTTTTTTTCCTGTGACATACAAGACGAACCGCATATTTTACAAGTTACAAGATTAGAAAACAGATACGCTTTACTGTGTCGTGTTGGGTTTTTGCTTTTCAGATAATCCCCACGTTTTTTATATTCCGCTTGTGCTTTGTGAAATATATCTTCGGGAATTATTGCTTCGTGGTTGCCCTTGTGAATATACCAGTCTTTTTCATCAAGGTATTTTTGTTTTTTGAGGGAAATGTCTATTGTGTGCTTTTTCCCCTGTATCAAATACCCCAAGTAAAACTTGTTTACTATCACACGTTGCACCGCTACCCCGCACCAGTTCTTGCCCTGTTTTGTGGAAATTCCGTTATTGCGTAGATGAAAAGCAATTTTTGCTGTTCCGTTGCCTTGCAAATACATATCAAAAATTGTTCTAACAACAACGGCTTCTTCCTCATTTACAACAAAGTTTCGTATTGACTTGTCATAGTTATAACCGTATGTTTCGGTTGTGCTATGAATTTTGCCCTCTTTGTTGTAAAGTTGCCAAGTCATTTTTATTCGTTCCGATATTTTGCGGGCTTCTTGTTCCGCAAGCCACGCGAACAACCCGAACTGCCCCATATCTTTGCGGGAATCAAGGTTATCTTCAATGAAAATAACTCTAATTCCATAGTCTACAAGTTGCGATAACGCCGTTAGCGTTTCGCGTTGGTTGCGTCCAAAGCGGGAATAAGACTTAGCAAGCAAAATGTCATACTTTTTATTTTTGCCGTCTTGCAATAGCCGTTGGAATGATAACCGCTTTTTCGTTTCCGTTCCCGAAAATGCTTCATCACTGTAAATGTCGAATATTTCAAGGTTGTTGCGTTGTATATAGTCCTTGAAATATTCTTGCTGGTTGACAATACTTGTTTCTTGATTGTCGGTACTAACTCGCGTATAGATTGCACATTTCATAAGGTAAAACCCCCTTTGTAATTTTTTGGTGAGCAAAGGATACATTTACTATTCGCGGGAGTCAATCACAAAACAAACGCGCTAAAATAATTTTAAGTCAATCATATCTTTGTAAATATCGCACAAGTGTTTGTCACCTTCAAAGCGGTTTATAAACTTTAACAGGCGTTTGCCGTTCCGCATTACGTTTATGCGCGTGTTTTCGTTTGTATATATGGTTTTTATTTGTTCTTCCTGTAATTCCGCAAGTAAAGCGGGCTTGTTATCGTCTATGTATGAAAGGGCTTCTTGTTCGTTTGCGAACAT